TCCTCAATCATTTTATGTGCTAACTCATAAAGACCTGACTTATCTACTTTAGGTCTTCCTTTGTTACCAGCTTCTTCTTCTTGAGTAATTAACCCATCAAGCTCAGCTATAGTTTCTTCAACTTCTGCTTTCTTTTCAGCTGCTTCTTCCCTTTCTTTAGGAGTAGCAGGTGAGTTGTCAAGGAACGTGGTGTCTATATTTTCTTTAGAGAACATAGACTTTGGTTTTTCTTCTTCTTTACCATCTGTAGGAAGCATTACACTTTCTGCACCTGGTACTCCAAAGATCTCATCAATATTTACATCTACTTGCTCTACCGTTGTAGAGTCTTTTACCTCATCACTAAGGTTTTGTGTCTCATTGGTCATTGTTGTTGGTTTTATGTTATACTTTAATATACAAAATAAACTTGATAAATTTAAAAGACTAAGAATAAAATTTTTGCATTATATAGCTAAAGGTTATTTCTTTTCTTTAGAATTTTTCTGGTCAAACTTATTTTTATTGGTTTGAGCTATCTGTAATTGCTTATCAGCTATTTCTCTTTGCACTTGTAACTTCTCTCTTTCTATGTTATTCTTATCTCTATCTAATGTAACTCTGTTGTTTTCTTTTTGGTTTTGTAAGTTAACCTGAGACTGGAATTGCTCAGACTTTCTTATTTCATTCATTTGGTCTGCAAAGTCTGATTGTTGGTTTTGATTTATGTCAGCCATAGATCCATAACCAGCTGCTCTTATTTCAGCAACTAAGATATCTCTTTGTCTATCTTTCTCTTTCTCAGCAGCAACAGCATCAATTTTCATTTTCTCAATCTCTTGTTGTGATTGAGCTTGTTGTTCTTGCATTTGTTGTTGGCTTTGTAATTCCATCTCTTTAGATTTCTGTGCTTTAGCCTCAGAATCTTTAAGTACAGTATTAAGTTGAGCAATAGAGTCAGATTGAACTATTCTACCTAAGTCATATACAGAAGCTCCAGTAGTATTGTTATTCATTGCCATTTGCTTCAATTGCTCTAGTATAGCTCTATGATTAGCATTAGTACTAACAAATATGTTTAGATCCCGCATAAGCAAATCAGTACCATTTACTTGGAAGTTAACTTTCTCATCAGCTGATGTGATATAAGTTAATCTTGTAGATGGTTTAGTTGAGTGATAGTACTGAGCTAAGTCAGTTCTCATCTGATGTACTCTAGGCATTAGATAATCACAGTGCTGAATAAAGAATACTTCTGTTTGAGCATATGAAGATGCAACAGCTTGTTCCACTCCGGTAGCAGTTTGCTGGGATAACTGTTGTCCCATCCTTTGAGGATTAACACCTATTACTTCATAAGCTTGTTGCTTAAAGTGATTAGCTAACTGTATCCTTGACATCAATCTCTCTGTCTGAGATAGATCTAGTTTTTGGAAGTGTTGGAAGTTTAATGCATTCTCAGTGTTTGTAATAGAAGTATCTAAGGGTAACATCTGGAAATTCTTCATTGCCACATAAGCCTTAGCCAAATTCCCTTTACCCCAGTCTTCTCCTAAAGAGTGTCTTGGTAAAGTATTCTGGTCAAGCATAATAATAGTACCAAGCTCATCTACTAAGATATCCGCTATCTGGTTATTTACTATGTTATATCCAATCTGGTATGGCTTCATTAAGTCAATAAGTGCAGTGGATTTAGTATTTCTGTCTGAAAAAACTGCGCCCTCCACAGGAAGTTTACAACCATATAGTGTAGCATCACCTTTAAACTGGAACTTAATAGGACCAATTTTATTTCTATTGACACCTATGTATATAGGAGCAAAGCCTCCAGGATTATTCATACCCCAGAAAGATGGGATATTTGGTCCAATCTTTACACCACCCCATACCTCATTAATCCAGATCCAATCTATATGTTCACCAAATACAAGATTATCTTTACTCTTGTTTTTGATAAGTCTTGTGTCATATATAGGCTTATCAGTTATCTTATAGTCTTCAGTTATTACATCATTAAACACTTCTCCGGAATCAGATATCTTAGTTAAGTGTCCAACCTTTCTCTGTGACTTCCAATATACTGTAGATACTCTTAACAAATATGCAGTACCTTGATCATAATAATCTTCTCCTTCAGAAAGAATTTGTGTAATAACATCTCCTCCTTCTAGTACATTACCTGTCATAGCTGTAGTGTACTGACGGTATCCTAATGAAGGCATGTTAGTATTCCATTCATGAGACTTAGTTCCATCATAGAAACTACCATCATTCTGCATACCACCAATGTTATAACCAGCAGATCTAATAGGATATACAGCTTCTAGTGCAGCTAATTGCTCCTCAGACATTATATAACCATATCTATCTATAACATCAGATGGGGTCATCATATCTGTTTTACCTACCCAGTTAGCCTGAGATATATATCTAGCATCCGGAGACTTGTGATAGAATGTAATAGCAGGATTCCAAAGCTCTACTTCATAATCATCCTCCATCATACGGAAGTGCCAGAACTCACGGTCTGTAATTAACATGTCACGGAAACCTCTTTCTTCAAGTTCATCCATGTTAAATCTTTCTACATCAACTTTGTGTTGGTGTGTAGCCCATTCTTCTACCATAGATTTATAATCTTTGCGGAAGAACATTTCTATTTCTGGAAGTGACTTAAGTTTTTCTGGTGATACTTCTTGTTGAAATTCTTCAGACTCAGGATCCATACCTTGCTCTATTAAAGCAGCCTGGATTTTCATCTGTGCATCAGATAGTAATGTTTCTTCTACCATCTTTCTTTTTTGCTCAAGCATCTCATTATAAGATAGCTCATCCATAGCTCTGTATGTAACCTTACTAGATCTTTTTGCAAATTCAGCTACTAGAACATTAATAACATTTGGAATAATTGGGTAGAACTTTAACTCAAGAGCTGAAGCATCTTCTTTTGTAAGAATCTCCACAATGTCTCTATAGTCATTATCTTCTTCTACTATATAATCAGATTTATCTATAATACCTTTGGCAAGTTTGTAGTTCTTCATTAGTCTTCTAGCATTTCTCCGGATTTGCTTAAGACCTTGCCATTCATGCCAGTCTAAATTCCAAGCAGCCCACTCTTCATCTTTTTCTTTTCTAGGTAAAAATTGTAATGGCTGGGTTATAGTACCCATTCTATTACTTTGAGTTTTTGCCCCAGATTTGGCCTGCAATGCGTTTATAATCTGCATAATACTTTACTTTATATTTTTAAATGGTGATCTTGTAATTCCTTTGCTTAATGAATTACCAGAACCACCCATGTGTCTAAATGGACTCTTATTTAATTTAAACAAATTTTCTGACTTTTGCAAGTTTTTAGCCACATCATCCATGATTGTTCTTGTTGCAAACCCTCTATTTGATTCTTGAATCCTCATAAAAGCAACAAGAGCTGCAAATGAAACTAATCTATCCACATTGACTCCATCTGCATATTCTCTCATTTCTTTGATCAACATGGGATCAGGAATCCTTTCTATTCCATATTTTGTTCTGACAACAGTACCATCAGGTTTTGTTTCCACATCTATTTCTTCTTTACAATATTCTATGGCATAACTTAAAAGATGGGCTTTAAATAGAGTACCGGTATTTTTCCAACCATACTCCTGAAATACATTAGCATTAGACCCAAGATCTTTCAGAAACATAATTTGACTTTTAGGTACCAGATATTTTTGTTTTTTTCTAGATATCATGTACTGGATAAATAGAGATATGTTGTTCTCTATAAGTGTCCAGGCATTATACCATTCTATAATTAGTTCTAGTTTCTGGTGGGTTTTGTTTATATCATCAAATCTACCACACCATGCAGCTACTATTTTACCTTGTTCTATATATGTCTCTGTTTCAACACCAGTAACTTTGGTTACTTGAACAGGGGATTTCATTACATAGATTGAACATAATGATTCTGAAGTAGTTGTCTTACCTTCTGACACGGGGTCAATAGATGCATAATACTGTCCAAAAGTAGGATCTTTGATTGGTCTTTCCCATACAACTAACACTCCTGTTTTATCTTCTGTTTTTTTGGATATAGGGAACTCAGATATAGGTCTTTTATTTGTAGGCATTACAGCAGGCTTACCATTCTCATCTGTACTGATATCTAAGAATTCATAACCATAGGTTTTATCTTCTATTCTTCTTTCCTGTGCAGTAAGCAAGTGAGTAGGAAATACAGATACTGTTCTATGATCAAATGCTTCTTTAATGTTTCTTGGGTGCTGAGATATCCTAAGCTGATAGTCTTCTGGACTCAGTTCTTTTTTCCATTTCTCAAACTGTTCATCCAAAGCTTTTAATGCAGCTTCTACAAGTGAATTACCATATTCATCTATGTGTGGAGGCATGGACCATTGTTCAGGAATAAATAAACCTGACATGCCTTGAGTACCTTTATCATCTATAAGATCAGTTTCTACAGCATATACATCTTTAGATAGTGGATTTAGAATCATATCTCTTAGTGGATTACACTGAGATAAATCACCCACAGATCCTGCAGCTATAAACATTCCTGTAGTAATAAGTCCAGATCTCATGGCCGGGCGCATGTACTCATATGTCTGATCCATCTTAGGAGCAATCCCAGCCTCTTCATGAAAGAAGTATTTAACCGGACCCCCTACACCATTTGTTGGATCTTTCTCAAATGACATACCTTGTATAGTGCCTTTAAGACCAACTTCTGTTTTTCTATCTCCTTTTCTTACCTCAATCTTCTGTTGCCACATCATTACTTTATCCGGTGACATAGGTCTGTACCATGCTGTATGTTCATTTAAGAATGCAGCATATTCCTGTAAAAACTTCCAGGATCCTTTCTCATTGATATAATCCTTAAGACTAGCTCCCATCTTAAGAGTAACCCCGGCCTCAAACCATTGCTGATTTATAAACTTACCCATATGATAGTAAGAAGAGGCTATCTGCCGTTTCTTTAAGATAGCTGAGTGTTTATAATTAAGTTCTGCCAGTAGCTCATATAAAGCCATATGATACTGAGCATCTCTAATTTTAGCAAAGCCAAACTGTTGTATCTCTTTATCAAAGATGGGTAAGAAGTTTAACCACATGTAGTATTCTCTAGCTACAAACCATGTGTTATCTTTATCTTTTACTATTATACCTTTGCGGCATTTAGCTTTCTGGTCATCCCAATAAGTTATATAGTCTTTTGATTTAAATGGAGCTGTAGTGTATACTCCATCTTTTTTAAATTTGACTGACTCAGATATGAAAACTTTATTGGTAGTTTCATTGAAGTTGTACTCACCTGGTTCTTTAAATACTCCAAAGATAAAGTTGCTGAACTCTTCTCTGGATTCAAAACTTGTGGTTGTCCAGTTTCCGTTGTCATAGGTTGGTATGTCTTGGTAAATTTCACTCATTACATGTCATATGCTAGTCCTTGTCCACCTCTTACTTTACTTTGTTGTTCCTCCTGAAGATCCTTATAAGTAGCTTTGAAAGACTGTCTAATTGCATCATAGTTTTTAGCTGCAGCAATCAGAGAGTTAAAGTTACCATCTCTACCTGTAGTAATCTGACTAGTTTCCATGTATCTTCCTAATCTATCTAGCATAGATGCAATACCTTTATATGCTCTGGATGTAGGTGTTTCATACATCTTTTCACAGAATCTAAGTGCTGCAAAGATTGTGTCATCTTCAGTAGAGAATTCTCCGTCAATTTGTGTTAGTATCAATGATTCTTTATCTATGTCTGGTGTAAAGAAAAAAGGATTCATATCTGGATTTGGACAGCACATGTAGAATAAATACATGTATATCTTAAGATACTCATCTGGGTATTCATCCATTACATCTTTAAGAGCCTTGAGTGTATAGCAATGTTCAGTAGGAATTACTACTCCATTCTGTACATCAAATAATTTTGTAAAACTCATTTCTTTTTAATTGGATTATCTTTCATATAGTGAATAATAGCCTGTACTTCATCTACTAGATAAGGTACTGCAATTGCTTTTACTTCTTTTATTACAGGGTCTCCATTCTCATCTTTCTTAGTTACAGGATACCCCCAATTATCTTCAGCCTCTACCTCAAACATAACATGGTGTATAAATATTCTTCCTGGTTTTAGTTTAGGATTATGCTTCAATATAATATACATATAAATACTCAATTGTAAAGCATAATGATAGAAATGACAGTCATCTAAGTTATCTACTGGTGGTAGCATTTTATCCGGCATACCCTCCCAGTTTACATAAGACTCCATATCTATCTTCTTATTAGTCTTGTAGTCAGTGATATTTACTTTACCATTGACTACTTCAACTAAATCTGATTGGCCACATAAGCCTGCTGACTTAAGATAGACCATATGTTCTGGATACACGCCTGGTTCTAATTTTTGATTAGGTGCTACTCTTATACCATTATTCTCACCAGATGGTTTAAATACAGGTATAGTAACTCCTTCTCTTTCTAATGAAGCTAAGGAACATATATCATCTTCTCTTTGGTTATGATACCATGTACCTAGAGTAGTAGATCTGTCTGCTTCATTAATCCATATCTGCTGTATTAATACAGGATCAATACCAAACCATTTTGACTTTTTACTCTTGGTAACTTTCTCTGCAGTCTTTTTTGCATCAAAAGGTTTTTTAAAAGCTGATACTACAGAAGTAACACTGGTCCAGTTTATGTTTTCTTCTGAGCTTAAGCTTTTATAGCTATGATCTGCTGCATTAAATACTATACTCATTTCTTTAATTGTTCTATAGCAAGTATTGCTATGTTAAAATTATCTATGTCTTCTGACCTCAACATAGTTATCAAACTTTTTGCTGTCTCAGAATCTACTTTACCTCTGCTCTCCATCCACTCTACAAAGCCTACAGAATTTTCTATAGACATGTAATGTGCAAGTTTATCATTAGTATCTGTACTATACATAATGTTAGGACCTTGTGCAGCCATACCATCTGTTTGAAAATGTTCCCAGTTATGCATTTTCAGATTCATCTAAAGCATCTAACTCATCTTCCTTCTCTTCAGTAGTAAGTGCTTCCCATTTACCTAATGGACATGATGAGGATAAAGAACGGGTTTTAAAGTTAAGTGAGCATCCGCATTCATTACAGCAAGGAGCTGTGCCCTTTACAGCACACTTCTTTCCTTTGTGTTCACATTCATCACAGATACTGTATCTTAATCTAGCTATTTCCTCTACTGTCTCATCTCTGATAACTGAGTTAGTTATGCCTTCAATTATTTGGTTCCTGTTCTCCCAAATTAGTTTTAGTGTGTTTTTCATCTTTTTCTTTTTTAAAAGTTTCTCTTCTTTGTTCTTCTAACAGAATCTTCTGTTCTAATACAATAAGCAAGTCAAGCTTTGACTCAATTCTTTTTTTATTAAAGTATGCTCCAAAAGTGGATGTGTCATGGTTTTCTAAAGACTTTTTAAATCTTGGTATAGACTTTTTTACTGTAGAGCCTTTTGCTATAAACTGACCTAAACCATCTATGTTTATTCTTGGATGCTCTAAGTTTGCCACACATTCTCTAATTCTTTTGTAGTAAAAGTCTATAAAATTTTCAACTAGTATCTGATCTACATCAAGATCTTCAGCTACATGTTTATATAAACTAGATGCTTTCTTGGGTATCATTCTGACCAAAGAATTTGTAATCTAATAATATATTCCCATCTGTTTGTATCTTCAGATCTGGGTTTAAACTGATTATCTTTTTATTGTCTTTATCCTTTATTACCAAACCATTTTTCTCAGCTTTATTAATACAGTTTCTGACAGTCTGTGGTGTTTTAAATATCCACTCCTCCTCAGAAGATGCATCATAGCAAAAGTTAGTTAGCTCAATTGGCTGGTTAAAGCTTAATAGTGTTAAACAGTTTAAATCAGATTCACTCATTGTTACACGGTTAATGTAACAATGAGTTAGTATCTGAAATTTAACAACATCCCATTTGGGCATTTTGACCCGCTTTTGTACTTGGTTTACAAGTGCCATGGTTTATTGTTTTTTAAGCTTTCTTTCTTTTGGCGTAGGTACTTCATCTTGAACAAGATCTTCTCTCTCATTTTCTTCTTCCTCAAATTCTTCATGGTTCTGAGGATTCATCATCATTGCCATTTGAACTTGGAACTGTGCTCTTCTAAATCTTACTTCATCTATCTCAGCAAGTTTCTTCTCATAATTAAGTTGAGCATCCAGATAGGGAATTGAGTCTTCATAAAACTTAAGCATGTCAGCTTTTTTTGCAGCTAATTCTTCTGCAGATAATTCCATTTCTGGTTCATGTTGGTTCATGTTTTCCATTGTATATATTTTATAAGTTTAGACAAATATACAATAAAAGTTTAAACAAGATATATTTAAAACAAAAAATCCAGGCATACAAAGTACCTGGATTAGTATATCTAGTATATCTTAATCATAGTCCTGGAACTCTTCTTCTTTTTATATACTTCTTCTGTCTAACTTTTCTTTTGCTTCCTCTACAACCCGGAGGATCACCTGGTCCACCAGTACATTGACTTTCTGCAGATGCTGCATTAGGAGATTGCAAACCTGTTACTCCGCCAACCTCATAACTTTTCATTGACCTGATCATTGGTGCAGGTCCTCCTTTTTGCATTGACTTACAGAATACTGTAGCATCTGTAACTCCTTTTAATCCATGTTTCATATTATCTATTTTTAATTGTAAAGTTTAAAACAGTAAGCAGGTAAAACTCTCTTGATATATCTATCTCTAGTGAGAATATGTCCAAACTAGATAATCTCAATCTTACCATCACTTTATCCCACTGCTTCTTTGAATTATTCCAGTTGTTTCTCAGTTTCATACTATAAGCTTAATAACATATCAATTAACTCTTGCTGCGGGAACATGTCCACTTTACCTCTTAATACATTAGTGTGAGAGTACATTCCAGGTGTAGAATTAGCTTTAGCCAAATCTAACACATCAAATCCATCAGCACCTTTAGCTTTTACATACTCTACTAAACCTACTCTAGGATCTATGTTATATTTCTCAGCTACAAATAGTATCCATTGTTTTAATGCAGTTATCTGAGCATCTGAATATCTGTGCCAGAACTGAAATCCACGGAATGGTTTAGCTAGCTTAACTATTTGATTAGGATCTGCTGGTGTACCAACATATGTTTTACCATTAACTATCTGACCCATACAACATACCTCAATAGCTACAGAGTTTCTATGCATAACAGAGTTACCTGTACCTGTGTGCCACCCATATCCTCCTTCTGGAAAACACTGAATTAATTCACCGTCATACTTAGTATCTCCATTTCTAACAGACTGTCCTCCTAATACAAATTCAGTGGCTACATTACCTCTGTCATCTCTTCCCCACATGTCAGCTACTTGATAAGGATTCTCCCATCCTGCTGTGTGGTGTAAGAATATCCAATTCTTTGGAACAGGGCCAGCAAAATAAGTACCCGGAATCATGTAATGTTTCTTGATCTCTAATGCTTTTTCTACTTCTAGATTCTCTGCATTATCTGTATTAAGGATACCCATGTGTGCCCAAGTCTTAGTACCTACTATACCATCTGCTACCAGACCATTTTTCTTCTGGTAAGATTTTACTGCAGATTCTGTTTTAGGACCAAAGATTCCGTCAGCTGTAAGTTTTAAGAATTCTTGAAGAGTAACCACTGATGGTCCCTTGCTTCCTTTCTTTAAAACAGACATTGTTACTTACGGTTAAATTTTTTACTCATCATGTGAGCAACCCATTTACCAACTCTTTGTAGTACTGGAGTCTCAGCTTCTACTTTAACTGTAGTGCCTTCATCTGTCTTAGTAACTTCTACATCTAATTTTCTAGAGTCTAGTACAAACTTCTTTTCTTCTTCATTAGCTTTTACTGTAACATCTACTTTAGGTGTATCTACTACTACATCTAAGTTCTTGTCTTTTTTCTTAACACTTACTCTGGTTTTCTTTACCTTAACTTCAGCATTAATTTCCACTTGTGGTTTTACTTTCTTTGCCATTTTTCTTTTTTTTAGTTATTACTGTTTCTAAATCCTTGTAATCTTCTACTGTTAATTGGGATAAAGTAGCTGCTACTGTTCCTGCAGTTACTAAATATCCAGCCACTGTTACTACTGTAGCTGGTAATGTTATTGGAGCTGCTATTACTACACCTGCAGCTGCACCTAATGCTATTGCAACCTTCTGTACATTCTTCCAAAACTTAGGTGTTTTAGCATTCCATCTTTTTTTTATATCAGTCATGTCTATTGTTTACTATGAATAATTTTACTGCATCTGATAATTCACTTACATTCTTTGCTAAGTTTTTAATTTCAAGCTGTGTAAGTTCTTGTAGTGCTTGATATTTTATTTGACTTTCTTGCTGTACCAATTCTATTTTACCTTTTAACTTACCTTGTTCTTCTGTATTTTTTCTAACATCAGAGTGTATCATTTTTAAAAAGTATCCAAATATAGCAAAAATTGAACTAGCTACAAAAAGGATGAGTGTCATTAACCAAGTTTCCATTGTTGTTATGTTATAAATATATATTTATAATATACAAAAAATTATTAAACTGACCAAGCAAAATAAGTAAAAATACTTAGTTAAACTTCATATTGAGGTAACTGTACATTGTTAACCCAGTCAATGATATCTTGATCATTCCAATCTTCAGTATAAGTATAACCAGAAAAGGTTACACCAAATACAGTAGATGGTGTGGTTAATAATACATCAGTACTACATACTTTATCTATAATGTTATCTAATACAGTTGTTACTGTTACTGTAGGATCAATTATCTCTACGTTGAATTGAGGGAATTTATAAGTTGCCATAATTTATGATAATGTTGTTCCTGTTACGGTGAAAGTTCTTACTGGAAAATAAGTAAAAGCTACTGATGTTGTTTTAGCTACTACACTCATTAGACCTATATTATTTAAAACATACGCTTGTGTTGTTGCATTTAATACTGTATTGGAAGTCCAATAAACTCTTCCTGATGAAGATAAATTTAAGGGTGAATAGTTTAACAAATTATTTTGGTCATTAGCAAAATTAAGCAAGTTAAAAATCTCTTTTATATTTGCTAACCTCCATCCGCTTGTGAAAGTTCCAACTGAATAAGAAAGTGAATTATCAACAGCTTGATTCCAAGTATTACCCGTTGCAATTGCAACTCTTGAAATACCCAACACAGTTGAACCATCATAAGTACTCCAATCAATTACAATGTCATTTGTATATGTCTGACCTCCAAGCTCATCAGTAAATCTGTTGGTGTTTCCAAATGGATTGTTACTTGCTAATATTTTAAATGATGTTGCTCTTCCAGCCTCAAGATCTCCATCATCTCCAGTTCTGAATGATGTTGTCTGACCTGTTTTCATCAATGTAGCTCCCACAGGAGGGTCAGATACTGGTTTTATTTCTATTCTTGTGCTCATATTATCTACTTATTTCTTCCCAGTCCATTGATGCAAATGCAGTTTCAGTATTTGTACCTGCAGTTAAAATTAGACTAAACTCATAAGCTGTTCCTGTTAGGCCATCTCTTTCTAGTTGGGTTGCAAGTAAAGCTGCTCTTAATATATCAACAGATACACTTGTACTTGCTGTAGCTGTAAAATATCCTGATGCTATAGTTCTACCTCCTGCAAACGAAGTGCCTGTTAAGTTATATTCTACAGAAGAGTTTGCTCCTGCACTTACCCAAGATCCACCTGTAGTAGTTCCTGCTGCTACAACTTGCCAATTATAATTAGCTGATGTATTTCCTATAATAGAAATAGCCGTAGCAACAACTATGCCGTCTAGTCTTGTAGATTTTAGTCTTATGGAAACCATTGGGTAAAGTGTTCCAGCAGTTGCTAATGCTCTAGCACTTGTTATAGGAGTACCAACTGCTTGTTGTAGACCACGTAACTCATAACCTCCTTCAGAGATAACTGTAGAGCAGACTTGTTTTAAAACAGAAGAACCGCTAGTACCAGCTGTGTTAAATATCTCATACCGTATTGGTAGGGAAGCAGTTGTAATATAAGTACTAGTAATTAAGTTAGCATGGTGGAAAGTGTGACAAATAATATACTGTCCATTAATTATAAATCCCACACGAACAGAACCTACACCTAGCCATTCAAAGTCAGAAAATAGAATCTGAGCTTTAGTTAAATCTAAAGTAAGTCCTGAAGCACCAGTACCATCTAGTTTATCTCCATTCCAGTTAGCTTGTAATACAGGAGTATTAATAACAGAACCTGTTACAGAAGACCTTTCTACAAATTGAACTGTGGTCCCTACTTGTTCTAAGTAGTAACCATTACCAACTCCATAGTACCCAACACGCTGAGTAAGTCCTGCTTTAGCAGAAGACATTACAAATGTATTAAGTACTAAAAGAGATTTACCAGGCTGATAAGAAAAAACTTTAATTGTCTCTCTTACTACTGAGGAACCAGAGGCTGCTGTAACAGTTAAATCTACAAGTCCTTGAGCACTATTAAATACCGCTGTACCACTTGTAGCGGTAGCTGTAGACCAAAGTCCATTATCATCAAATCTGTGGCTGGAGTCAAATAGTGTTAAAGGTTGAGACACTCTTAATCTACCAAAAGCATCAGCAAGCATTGGCTGATTAGCCAATATTGATTGGTTAGATCCAGAAGTATTTATAACTATACCCATTATATATAATTTACAGCAACTAATAAAGAAGAGCCAGCATTAGTAGTAGTATCCCAGGTTATAAGTGCCCCATCATAATAATTCATAACTCCTCCAGCATCTAAATTTAATGTTTCTCCTGGTTTTAGTATTAAATAAAGAGTTCCTCCATCAAATGATATTCTAGCATCAGCGGTTCCAACACTAGCAAAAGAAATAGAAAATATGGTATTGCTAAATGAAGTAGCATTGTCATCAGCAGCAGTAAATCTTTTAGCTGCTGTATTAATTAGAACATTTGCTTGTTCATTAGATAATACAGTAGAAACTGAGTTATCATTATTTTGTTGACCTAATGGAGCTTTAATAGCAACATTAAATGTTGAACTAATTATACTCTGAAGTCCTTGTAGAACTTTCCACTGGAATGGTAAGTTATTACCTTGGTTTCCGGTGTCTTTTAAATTTCCTATTGACATAGTTATAATTTTAATAAATTTTTATTCCTGTATATGATATGAAGTTTAGTATATCTACAGTAATTAGAAATTATAAAGTTCATAATATAAGTAGAAACGGCCCCCAAATTGATTAGCATAAGTAGTGTTATCCACTGTAATAGATAAATCATCTACACCACTAGCACCACCTATGTTTGCACCATCAATAACAAAAGTGTCTCCATTTACATAACCTGTTCCACTATTCACTAGAACAACTGAATTAATTACTCCAGCTCCATCACGTGTTACTGTAAATGTAGCATTACCAACTGATACCCCAACATTTGAATAGGTTTGTCCAGCCTCTGCTAAGATTGTTGTTCCTGTACCTGGTGTAAAAGAAGTTATTGCACCAGTCAAAGTTGGATTTGCATTAAAGATAGCATAATCCGCTCCTGTTGGTGCAAAGCCTGTTGCAATAACATAAGGAATAAAAGAATCAGATATTGCAGGACTGTAGTATACAGAAAACTGCATATATACATTATCTGGATTTGTAAAATCCATTTCTGCATTATTAATACTAAGCGGAACGGCAGTAGCAAATGCTGGTTGTGGATCAACTTCAGGTGTTGCCATAATGATTTCAATAACCCCTCTTGAAGTAGTTACATCTACTACAGGTACTAATACCGAGTTTAAATCAATAGTATAGTATCCAGTATTACCTATATTACCCGCCTGCACTGCATCTTTAAGAGGCATAGCATAAGTCTGATACTGATCATCTCTTCTATTAAACCCTACATTAGCACCTAATGCTACTAGGTCTGTGTTAGGATCTACAGCTTTAGTTTTAATCAGACCTGCTGTTTTTAAATATAGCCAGTTTAAAATATCCATGGTATAAATTTAAAATATTATTAATTATATATATGCAGCATGTTCAGTTATACGAACTCTGTCTATAAATGCTTCATCAGCAGCATTACTTAATTGAATAGCAAATAAAATGTAAAGCTGACCTAGGTCTACAGTTGAATTTTGTATAGTATTACCTGTATTACTTAAATCACTTGCAGATTGTGTTAATCCATTAAACATTGTAAATACAGTATCTATTTTTTTAACATCTCTAAAATTTCTTAAATAGGCATTTGCTGCTGCAGGTTGATTTGCACCTGTTGCTATTTTTACAAAAGTACCTGAAAAATCTGATGTATCTGATAAATATACTTGAGATTGAACATTTCCTAGTGCAGTAGTTCTATAACAACCCCAAGATATTTCAAGAATTGAATCTGTTGCTAACATACCACTTATATCCTTAAATACTGAAATAACAGGAACAGTAGTTCCAGTAACTCCAGCTCCAAAATCAGGATGGTTAAATATAGTTTTAACATAATCAGGTGGTACAGGACCAGCCGGACCAGGAATTCCTTGAATCCCTTGAGGACCCTGAGGACCAGTAGCACCCTGTGCAGCAAGTAGTGCCCAATTTGCAGTATCAACAGATGGATCTGTAACAGATGGACCTACACCAGATGGATTATAACAAAAGAATGATTCACCTGCAAAAGATACAGCATCATTCTCAGCATATGTACCAGCATTAGACCATGCGCCACTCCAGTTTAATCCTGCTGGACCAACTGGTCCCGGAACTCCTTGTGGTCCTTGTGCACCCTGTGCTCCTGTTGCACCTGTAGCACCATTTGCACCTGCAGGTCCTACGGCACCTTGTGATGCCAATAAAGCCCAATTTAATGGATCAATATCTGGACTAGTAGTTCCTGATGTTGCTGTTATACAAAAGTAAGATGCACCTGCATAACCAACTGCATCATCTACATTATATGAATTTCCAGAAACCCACGCACCTTGCCAATTCAATCCAGCAGGTCCTACTGGTCCAGGCACACCTTGTATTCCTTGAGGACCTGTTGGTCCCACTGGTCCAAGAGGCCCTTGAGCACCGGTAGCTCCAGTTAAACCAATTGGTCCTTGTATACCTTGAGGTCCAACAGCACCTTGTATACCTTGTGCTCCCTGAATACCTTGAGGACCTTGTGCACCTTGAGATGCTAACAATGCCCAGTTTGCAGTAGCTAAGTTTGGAGGAGTTGTTCCTGATGTTGGAGCAATACAGTACCATGAAGCACCATTATAACCAACTGAATCATTTATTGAATAAGATGTACCGGATACCCATGTACCTTCCCATACTAAACCGGCAGGTCCCACAGGTCCTGGATTTCCTTGAATACCTTGTACTCCAGAAGGTCCTTGTATACCAGCTGGTCCAGTAGCTCCCTGATTTCCTTGAGGTCCGGCAATTCCCTGAGGCCCCTGAGGTCCTTGTGGTCCAGTTGGACCGGTTGCGCCTGGTGTTATTTGACCTATAAAGTCCTGTACAGTAATTGCTCCTGCCAGATAAGCGTCATCTCTTCTAGGATCTTTAAGTCCTACTGGTAATACTGTTTTAGCAGGATCTACAGATGTTACTTGTCTGCGGCCTCTGATCCAAGAAATAAAATTTAAGATATCCATGATTTATTTATTTAGTTATTAATTATATATTATACACCAGTGTATGATACGGTACATGTATTATTGATTAAGTATTCAATTTCAAATGAGACATTTACCTCAATAGTTGTTGCAGGTAGAACTGTAAGTGGACAAGGATCTACCTTCAGTTCAAGTATAACTTCTACATTATTACCCACAACATTATATGTATGTTCAAATGTAATCTGAGCATAGTTTAATCCACTTAGGGTACTTAGATCAGTTACAGTATTAAATAATCCAAGAGGTTCTACTTTTTGTTTTAATGATATTCCTGGTACATCTGCATATGCAACACCAGAAGTTTTCCATGGATAAATTCCAAAGTTTGATAAACCAAATCCATTTTCTACAAGTATTGTTCCTAACGGAACTGCATAACTTCCGGCTGATTGTAAAACCACAGACCCTCCAACTTTCCATCCTGATAAATTTTCAATAGGTAAATTAGGATCTATGCTATGTAAATCTTCAACCTTCAGACATGTACTGAGCATGCTGGGTTTAATAACATAAGGTATTTGAGAAGAAGTAACTTCTGTACTATACTTGTTTGAGTCATTACATGCTGGCAAAAGCAAATTCACATTGCTTGCCAATACTTCAATAGATTGATTATTATATTGCCAGGTATATGGGAATAATGGAGTAGGCATTGTAATTACATTTATAATATACTATAATATACAAAAAATATTTGATATAAAAAAATCCTTAGCTAAAAAACTAAGGATCTTTTTGTTTGGAGAGTATATAGGTTAAAACATCAAGCCCATAAAGAATGCTATCAGCAGCATTACAATTAAAGTTATATTAGCATATTTTTTTCCTTCTGGGTCTTCTTCCCAGACATTGTGCATCTTATTATATAAGGGTTTACTCATAGCATTATTTACTAAAAACAAGAACCCTAATACTATTACACCAAATATAAACATGATTCCTTTTATAATCATAGTGAGTCAATTCTTTTTTGTAAATATACTAAAGCTTTTTCTAAATCTTCTTTTTCTGTAGAAATATTTTTCTTACCAGCCCGGGCAACATACTTAATTACATTACCTAGATAGAAGTCTTTGTCTAGTCCCCAAGCTTCTAATACTTGGAATACCTCATATATATTATCCTTGCCGCCATAATACTCCGGCCGGGGTCCTTTATCTGGTTGTAGATTGAGCACTCTATCTGTAACATCAATAAGAGTAGCTCTTATTTTATTATCCTGACTCATGACTTACCACACTATAATTACATCACCTTCATTAAGAACAAGCTTTATACTTCCATCTATTTCTATTCTCTCTACTTGTTCCATGTTAAGTGCTGAGGTTCTTACATATACTTGATCACCTTCCTTTACTTCTTCTACTTTATCGCCTGTGGCATAAACTGTAAGTTTACTCCAAAGCTTAGCAGCCTCTTGCATCATTGCCTCTTCATCCTTAGCTGATAATTCTAGTGCTGACTTTTTTCTTTCAGGTACACTTAATAAAATAGTGCGGCCTCTTAATAACTTAAACGGTTTCATGTTCATTTATTTTTTAGAGTTAATACTTTTACTACTGACATAGATGCATTTAATATCTCACCTAATGCATGGTCAAAAAGCAGGCTTTTCAACGGACCTCTTTCATTCTCATAGTCTTTCTTTAAGATCTCAGCCATCTCAGCTGCTAATAACTTTACTTTAGTTACTGTGGTATCATCTAAGTTATCTGGATCTAATCCCATTAACTGATGTCCAAATGGGATGATCTTGTGCTCAAGTACTTCTGGAGCTTGATCTGGTATAGCATATACCGGTTTCTTTTCACTCATATTGTTGGTTTTAAAAATTTACGCATCATACTTTTGGTTAGTGGTAGTAGAAGATGGTACTTTCTCTACCATAGGAGGATCTTCTGACAAGAGTGTAAACTTAATCTTCTCTAAGATACCTATGATATGTGGATTGCCATAAGCACCCTCATTAACTCTTACCTCCAAACCTCCTTCTGTTTCTGTGATAGAAACAATCACTGTATCTTTTTCCATATCTAATATTTTTAATAGTTCATCATATACCATCCTAGCCTCTAAGTTAGACCCTGTCTTTTCTGCAACAAGCAACCATAACTTTTTCTGTTCTAGTGTCATCTCATATAATAAACTTGATCTGACAAATATATAAATTTTTTTTGTTTAAACTAAAAACCCCGGAAAATTTCCAGGGCTTCTAGCAAATCAAATCAATTATGTTTATCATTTAGTAAAATGAACAGTACAAATATAATAAATTATTCTGTATCATAAAACATTCTTTCAGAATCTTCTGTATTCCATTTTTCATAACCCTCACAATTGTAGTAGTCTTTGTTAACCAGATAGTCAGGTCTCTCAGGAAAAGGCTTAGTAACAAAGCTAGGTTCAGACCACTTAATCCGGTTGTTAGGTTGTAGTGCTATCTGACCATTGTCCAGGAGAATAATATGGTGACTCTTATGTTCTAGTGCATCTTCAGCCAGAGACAAGTCTGTGTTCATATCATTACTACCCCAGTTAATAGTAGCATAGTAGTTTCCTTTGTGGAACTTTTTATCTTTCATATAAATTTCCACTGGAGTATCATAAAGATATGACAGATGTAGTAGAGTGAAGTTATAGGAAAAACAATTCCATATCTGTAAGTAATGAAACGGCAGATCAGGATCAGGTAGCTTTGGTTCAGTAAGTAATGCATGGGCTGGTAGCTTATCTCTAAGCACTCCATTGTCTAACAGTACCTGGAACAGTGCAGCTTGTCCCGGCATACACCTAACTGAAATGATAACCCCCGGGGTAAATTCTCCTAAACCCTTAGTGTGCTGATACATGTACTCATTCCTAACATATACCTTCAGTGGAAAAAAATTGTGTTCTATATATGCCATGTAACAAAGATATAAAAAAATCCCGGACTGTAACACCCGGGACTTCTTACCCAGTCCGTTGACCAGGAAACACATATCTGATTACAAAGATACCAGATATTTTGGAATTGCAAATGTTTTATATAAGAGAATGAGGTGATATTGTATATAGTAGGTTGTGGTGGCTCCTACATCATGACACCCCGGGCCCACGCTGGAGCTGGTGTACCCCCGGCAAATCTGTGGAGAATGATTGAAAATCTGACTGTGAAAAAAGATTTTTTTTACACAGGAAAAAGATCTAGTGTTCTACAAACAACTTAGTACTTACATTAAAATTAATTACTATGAAATCAATACTTATGTACTTGTTTGCTACCCTAATGCTAGGGAGCTTCTCTGGATTATTAATGAGCTTTGGTAAAGATATGGTACAGCATATAGGATTTATGTCCTTATTCTGGGGTTGTATGCTTATGCCAATGCTTGGGAGTGCTGATTAGCATTCCCTTTTTTTCTTGTTGTAACAACTTGTTACTTAGTTTAAAAACTAAAATTTGCTAGCCTGTGTAGTGATAGATCAATCACTACCTATTAGAGAAAGAACCCCGCGGTATGCTAGAAGGTTTAAGCCCTTGTTTTTTTTCTTCTTAACATCTTTGTACTCATAGTAAATTAAAATTTATTATTATGATTACTTATGTTATAGTAGATGGTGTGTTAACCATCAAAGAATACTTAAAGAATGCAAATGCATAATTTTATTTAGAGAGCCAATAGAGCTCTCTTTTTTTTCTTGTTTAAACATCTTTGTACTTACCATAAATATTAACCTTTAAAAATTTACGTTATGAACAAGAATTTATCTTTTGGCTATTCTCACTTAGGATTCCACACATTAATTAAGTTAAATGCTAAGATAACTTCAGCTGCTGCTGAGTTACTTACAAAAACTTATGGTGTATGGACCAATGACAATGGCAAGTTTGGTTACAGAATAGAAGGGTGTTTAACCTCTGATAAAGTATATGCTTTCAGACAATCTTTATCTCTTGCTATCTTGGATTACAAAATAGAACAACTAGTTTCAAAGAAACTAAATATTCTAGGTGTACCAAGATATGTAGAGGCAGATTTAGAACAAGTATACTAAATCAGAGAGGGGTAACACCCTTTCTTTTTTCCTGTATAACATCTTAATACTTAAATTAAAATTTAATATTATGAAAAGAGAGAATCTTAAATGGGCTATTGCATCTGTTGCATTAGCCTTTGGTAGTGGATTATTTATAGGCTTTACCTATACATATCAACCAAGAGTAGAATCTCCAATGGGCAACAAGATAGAGTATTATCTTGAGCTACAAGGAGACAATGCTATTGTTGAGAGTAGATATGGTAGAGTATATAAATGCCATCAAGACAGCATTTCAAGTGTATTAAATAAGGACAACCTGTAATGGGTTGTTCTTTTTTTCATCTTGCTCCGCAGCTTAAGCATCTTTATACTTATATGGATAATAATTATTATTATTTAAAACAGCTGTTATGGTTTGGCCTCTACATAACATAAGCTGGTACAAAGCCGCCAACTCCTGTGTAAAAGCAGGAGTTATTATTTTTCTTGTTAAACATCTTAATACTTATATTAAATTGTTCTTGTCCAAGCAGGTAAACACAATCAGTTATACTGAGCGTGTGGATACTATACCAAGATAATGTTATGTGAAGTACAGTAACATATAGAGATTATCAAACTCAAGGATTGCAACCTTGCAAGAACACAACAACTAGTGGGGGCAAACTCTGTGATAGAACTTTATAAGTTCTTAGGGTGCCAGTTATTACACGTGTGTAATTAGGGCGGGTGAAGCCACAGGGTGACATCTCTACCAAAGTGAGAGAACACCTTAGCGGGATGCTAGGGTGTTCATTTTTCTTATTAAACATCTTATAACTTAAGTTAAATTAAATACAATGAATACAATATGTTATATCAGAGAGTGCATCAGGAGAAAAGAGTTTTATCCTGAATGGCTCATAATAAACATAGCAGTAGATGCTATTGTAGTTTATTTAGCATTGAAATATTAGTTCAATGCTTTTTTTTGTAATCTTTAAATCTATATTATATGAAAGCTTTTGGATTATTTAACATGTTTGCATGCTATGCATGTACAATCATGAGTGTTACTAGTGTAGTATATCATACTGCATTTAGTAGAGATTATGGTACTGCTGCTATACTAGCTTTAGCAGGAGGTGCTATGTTTATCATAGCAAGAACTCTACACAATGAATGGAGACAAGGGAAGCTTTAAGCTTCTCTTTTTTCTTTAACATCTTTTTACTAGTATTAATTTAAAACTATATATTATGGACAAGAAAATATTGTTAGAACTGAGACGTGAGCTATTAGACAAAGTAAACAGAAATAGCACTAAAGAAGATTTAGTTGCTCTCATAGAAGAAGTTTCAAAGAAGATGCATCAGTTATACATAGCTGAAAAACTAGATGAACAAATTGCTACACTAGAAGTAGAAGGTAAAACCTATAGAGACCTATGTGAGCTATCTGATTTAAGAGCTTCTAGAGCACATCTTCAAGAGGCTATGGAGAGTAGCACAGGGGAGTAATCCCCTTTTTTTTCTTTTCTCATTTTGCTACGCAGCTTATGGATACAAACATCTTTTTACTTAAATGGATTATTAACCATTTAAACTTTTAATTTATGTTGTTTACAGAAACAAAAAGTATGGCCGATTTCTGTGCTGAAATTGGTAGTGTTAACCAAGATGGGAAGCCTGTATATGTGCTCCGAACCAACAATGACAAAAACCATAAGAATTATGGTAAACGTCATATTGTGTTCAGAGATGCCACAAATGCCAAGGCTGCCATTGCCTCTAAGCTTTCAGCAGAAGAGGTGGCTGACCCTACCAAGTTGCAAGTGTCTTGGTTTGAAGACGCTGCATCAGACAGAGAAGGGTACATGGTACACGGCATAGGTGTTGCGGCATCCTATGACGAAGTTGAGATTGTTATTGGCTAACAAGCTCAATGGGATAATACAGGTAACGGGAGTGTTGCCTGTATTATTTTTTGTCTTTTCATTTTGTTATCACAGCTTATGGAAACATCTTTCTACTGAATTGGGTATTTAACCACAATCCAGTAGAAAAAGGCTTTGGCCTTTGGTCATCAGTCTACGGTCATACAGCCTATTCACAGTTAGTGCATACCGGTCATAGGAGGATACCTGAATTATGTGTAGCAAATGTAATTTTGTGGTAAATATTTTTAGGATAAGTGTGCATGAAAGTGGGTGTGAGTAATAAACACTCCATCAATATTTGGTCATGACCTTGGTCACAGAATCAGTCAACAGCCTCATACAATATAGTATATATGGCTATTACAATAACCATACTACACACACTCTTAGTCTTACACTTATCATTACTACTACTATATATATTAGTATTAGTTAGTGTTAGACAGCAATATCTTCCGGAATTAGTTTTCCGCCACTATATATGATTATTAACCTGATTAAAACTTATGATGATGAACTATCAATTAGAACAACTTAAACAATCTCATAGACCAGAGAATAAAAGGTTTAATGGTAAACTCAATGAAAGAAGTAGCACATATGAAACTAGAAAAAGAACTAGACCATGGGATAACTGTTGGTTTAGTAATAAACCACATATTATTAATCTTACTGTAGAAGAAGCAGTAAATAAGTATCCGGATTATATTCTGTGGTGCTATAAAAACTTAAGTATTAAATGGTCTACACATACAGTAAGATTAATTGAAAGTAAGGTTAAAAGACCTGTGTACAATACTACTATTGTTACTATGGGTTAATTTATATTACCACAAGGTTTCAGGCATAACCTCTCATTCTGTAAAGCAGAGGTTGACTTGTGGTTTATTTACTCTCATCCAAGCAGGTATTGTGAGGGTACTAAATTGACTATTAGTCCAAAGGATATTATGTTGAAGCATAGATTTGCATTAGACAGCTGACTGATTAAACTAATAGTTAATTTATTATTTACTCTCATCCAATTGCAGGAAGGAATCTTTTCCAACCTTAGAGAAAAGAGATGACAAAACACTTGACAATAATCCTTATGGTGAGAATAGTAGTGTTCAAGGGTTGCAACCTTGTGAGAGTACAAAGAATGCTTCAGCAATTAATATATTATTTAATTGGTTATAAATAAAAAAGCATTCTGCAAATGAAAGGCTACTACAGCAATATTTACTTTATAGGAAATAAGTTAATAGTAGCCTGGTTAATGCACCATTCCTGATTCCCAAGGTCAGGCAGTTGTGATAACACTAATAACCACTCTTGAAACTA